CCCCGCTCCGTTCCAAGCCGGGTCAGCTCGTTCAAGACGGGGTTCAGGGGCTGGGGAAGGTCCTTGTAGTGGTGCAGAGTGACACTCTCCCCCTTGCCCTTGCCGTAGCCGGGCACCGGCGACGTGAAGGGCACGATCTTCATTTCCTTGGCGGCCACCTCCAACAGCTTGTTGGACATGCCGCTCGATTTGTATACGCCATCCGCGGCGTCGAATTCCCAGGTGAACATGGGCTAAGTCCTCCGATACCCGCGCGCGCTACAGGGTCCGCTGCTCTCTGACCAGCGAAAGCGCCTGATCCAGGGTGGCCGGGGCGGGCGCCTCGTGGCGGGCCGCCCCCGGCGGTTTACCGCCCGGCGGTATGCCGAAGCGGGCCCCGGATGTCAGCGGTGCGCCGGCTTCCTGCACGGCCTGGCTGCGCTGGGTTGCGTGATAGGTTTGGGTGTTTAGGATGGCCGTCCGCAGCCGGTCCGCCAGGGGCAGCGGTTTGCCCTCGGCGTCGGTTGCGGGGGCCTTGGCGACAAAGTGCTGCAAGGCCGGATCCTCGGGATCCAGCTTTGCTTCGCCGGCCAGGTGCTTCAGCCAGGAATCGCGGGTTTGCGTGATGGCCCATTGGGCCTGCTGATCCAGCGGGATCGGGTTGCCGGCGGCATCCGTGGCCGGCGCCTTGGCGCTGAAGCCCTGGAAGGTCGGGTCTTTCAGCGGCACGCCGGCCGCCTCGACGGCCGTAATCACCGTCTGGTAGGCGGTTTCCTGCTCTTCCAGCGTCGGCGTTTCCGGCGGCAGCTCGCTTTCCGGCGCATTGGGCGGTGTATCCCCCTCCTTGGTCGGGGTGTCACCACCGGCCGGCTTCTCAATCGGCGGCGGGCTCTGCTGGAAGCTCCAGATGTCCGCGTCGGATTCGGCGTACAGGCGGCCCAATTCCTCGGCGTGGTTGTCCGCGTCGGGGTCCAGCTCGCCGATGTCCTTCATGAGCTGGGTCCGGCGTTCAGCCGCGTATTTGCGGAATTGGACTTCCCGGGCGGCTCGTTCCTCGGCGGCCGCGACTTCCTCCCGCCGTTTCTTCTCCCGCTCCCGCAGATCCTTGTTCTCCTGCTCCAGGCGCGAGGCGTGGCTTTGCACGTGGCGGTAGCCGTGGTCGTACTCTTCGATCGTTTTGAAGCGAAGATTCTTGTCTTTGTCTTTTTCGGCCGTCGGGTCTTCCGATCCGGCGGGTTTGGCCGGCGGGGGTGTCGGTTCACCGTCTTCCAGGTCGCCCGCTTTCGGGGCTGGATGGTCTTCCGACGCTGGCGCACCAGGGGGGTCTTCCTCCAGGGTGATCGGGGTATACAGGTCATTGGTAATGACCGGGGCGTCCCCGTCGGGAGGGGTCTCCGTCGCCTGGCTGCCGGGGGTGTGGGGGTGTGGCATAAGACGGCTTCCTTTCTCGGGCGTCGCCGGCGAAAAGCCGGGGCCCATCAGGATTTAGGGTTGGCGATCATGGCCGGCGGCGGGCTGTACGGGACCGGTGGCCGCCGCTTGGCACGGGCTCAGCGGCCGGCGGATCGCGGGGTAAGCGTGTATTGGCGCTGGGTCAGGCGTCTGACCGCCTGGCCCGCACTAAGCTCGATATTGCCCACCGCCCGCAGGACGTCCAAAAGCGTCTTGCAGGCGGCGTCTTCCAACAAAAGGCCCTCCACGCGCTTGATCAGGGCCTCCTCGATGATGGCCGTCATGGTCTGCGCCGCTTGGCTCTGGCTGATGCCCATCATGCCGGCCAGCGCCTCCAGGCGCTTTTTCTCGATGTGGGCCTTTTCCGCGGCATCCTGGCGGGGGTCCTTGGGCCGCAGGGTTACGGGATCGACGTCCGGCATTACGCAGGTTCTCCTTGGGTTACGGTGGTGCCCGGCACCGGCAGGTTAGCGGTTAGTTTTTGCATTTGCTCCTGCAGGGCCATTTGCTGTCCGGCTTGGGCCACGTGCTTGCCCTGCTTGTACTCGCCCCATTCGGCCTGCTCGATGGCCGCGCCGGTGTCGTCGTCGGTGACGAAGAGGTCCTCGTCCTTCAGGCCGCTGCGTTTCTCGAACGACTTGAGCACGTGGCGCGGACGCACGTAGGGCGCAAAGCGCGGGGTATTGGCCAGGGGGATGACGGTCTTGACGATGTGGTCCAGGACCTCGGCGTCCTTCATCAGGGCCTGGATGCCGGAAATCGAAAAGCGGCCCGATAGCCGCGGCAATTCCGTGCGGGAGGTGCGGGGGTTGCCGCCGTCGAAGAAGATGCCCCATTTTTGCAGCTTTTCCTCGCCGTGGATCCGTTGCAGGTCGGCCCAGCCGGCGAATGTCTCCACCACGTCGCGGGCCGCGGCGGCGGCGGCGATCGCCCCCAGCTCCAGGTTGTAGCCCATCAGGGCGTAGATCCCCATGGTCTGCTGCAGGTTCTGCGAGCGCTCGCGGGCCGTCACTTCGGCCCGGTAGCCGGGCAGGCCCTGGATCGTGTCGTTGACCGCGCTGCCCCCCTGGAACATCTGGTCCAGAAACTGGCCGGCGGCCATGGCGGACGACGAGGGGTCGCGTTGCTGGGTCGCGCGGATGGCCTGGTTGCCGTGCATGCTGTCGCGGGTGAGGTATTCCTTGCCCGGCCAGCATTCCACGTCGTCGGGGTCCACCAGCATGTCCACATTGATCTCTTTAGGCGGGTTCACCACCCAAATGAGCGCGTCCTCGTAGAGGCACATGAGGTTGTTCATGCTCTCCCACACCCGGGTCACGCCCTGCAGCAGGCCGCGGCCGCCGTTGGTCAGGATGCTGGGCATGGGCGAGAAGTTGATCCCCGGCCAGCGCAAATTCTGGTAGGGCGCCCGGCGCGGCTTGGCGATCACCCGGCCGCCGGCCATGGTGAACGTGGCCGACGGTAAAAGGAGGTTGCCCTTGGAATCGAGCACCGTGCCCCAAAACTCGGAGGTCAGCACCAATTTCCTGAACTTGCTGCGCTTGTAGAGTTGGCGCTTGCGGGCCTCGATGGCTTCCTTGGACAGAAAGGCGTCGTTCAGCCCGCTTTCGTTCTGGATGCAGATGGAGCGGTCCACGCCCTCGTAGCGGCCCTTTTTCTCGCCTTCCTGAAGCACGTAGAAATCAATCCACTCCTGATGGATCCAGTACATGCCCCCCTGGGGATCGCGGGGCGGGGCGTCCGGGTCGCGGTGGATTTTCCAGGCGTCCACCAGCTCGAAGACCAGTCCCCGGCCGGGGTAGTAGACCGGAATGATCTCCTGGCTGACGCCGATCGCCAGGGCCATGATCAGCGCATCGATGTAGGCGCCCACGAACTTGCCCCGCGCCTCGCCGAGTTCGGCGGTCATGTGGGCCTTCCAGAAGTCTGCCGCGACGGGGTTGGTTTCGTCCTCGATCGACAGGAAATCCGGCGAAAAGGCCTTTTTCACCGCGGCCGCGCCATACTGGACCGCCATGTAGGGCTTGGGCACGATGAGCCGGCTCTGCCAGGCCTCCTTGTTGGCGTAGCTGGCCGGCTCGTCCTCGTTGTAGACTTTCCAGCACAGGTCCCACATTTCCCGGATGTCGCGGGTGGCGTCGGTGGAGGTGTCGATGCAGTCCTGGGCGAAGGTCACGAAATGTTTTTCGTCCTCGCCGGCGTAGGCCCGGGCCGCCGCCTCGCGCTCGCCCAGCTCCTGCTCGTCCATGCCCAGGTGGAGGTCGCGGGTCATGATCTTGCGGTGGCTCTCGTGCAGCTCGTCTTCCGGTGTGCGGGTCTCGATGGCCATGGCTTAAAGTCCCGCCCCCGGGGCCTCGGGAAAAATGCGGTCGAAGTTGTCATTGAAGCTCGCCTGTTTGTTGCCGGGCCGCCAGTCGCGCGATCGGCAGGGGCAGCCGGGGCGGCAGTTGTGCAGGCTGGGGGCGCCATTGTGGCCGGCCGGGGGGTGGGTTTCCCCGCCGCATTCGCTACACTTGTAGATCTCGCGCTTGGCCGTGTGCTTGGTGCCCTGGTACATGGGCCAGATTTTGCTGTAGCGTCCCATCAAATGCCTCTCGCAAGGGTTTTGCCATGGCGGTCCATGCGGCCGGCCTTGGTGATGCCGTGGGCATAGGCCATGGCCCGCACCTGGCGGTTGCCGGGGCGCTTGGGCTTTTTGCCCTGCGCCATGCGGGCGTGGGGAAACAGGGTGGCAATGCCGTAGCTGAAGCCGTCGCCCAGGTCGCCGGCGCCGTCCTTGACGGGTTTCGTGCCCACCACGTTGCCGGAGTTGTCGATTTTCCAGTGCCAGCCGCCGTTCAGCGCCCGGTGCAGGTTGTAGGCGGTGCAGGACAGGAGGATTTTAGGACCGCTGCCGTCGGGCAGCATTTCGGTCAGGGCCGTGTTCATGGGGTCGAAACGGTATTTTTGCTGGGTGGGGCCGGGCTCGAAGCGGGTATCGAGCAGCCCTTCCAGCACCTTGGAGGTCACGGTCTGCCGGGAGGATTGGTCCGGGATCCGCATCGAGGGGTCGCCGATGTCGCGCCACTCTTTGATCTTGCCCCGGTACTTGCGGGTGTTGAGCAGCGGCTTGACCTGGGAGGTGATCAGCGAGCGCACGCTGATCAGGTCTTCCCCCTGGCAGGCGTGATGGACGATCACCCGGCCGGGGGGCAGCAACTGGCCGACGATGCACACCGGATGGTGCCAGCCGTCCCAAAAGCGCAAGCCCAGGGCGCCGGACACCACGGCCAGCTCGCGCTTGGGGTAGTGGATGGCCGCATTGTAGCCCGTGGCCACGCGCTTGCCCGGCGATACCGGCGCCGCGCGGCCTTCCACGTAGCGGGCCTTTTTACCCTCGTCGTGCTGGAAGGCCGCCAGGTTGGCCGCCCGGGCCAGGGGGTTCAAATACTTGTTTTCCCCCGGCTGCATTTCGTAGCACTCCTTGATGATCTCGGCCCCGGTGGTGGGGTCCACGGCCAGCACCCGCGGCAGGTTGGCCACTTCCTCGGTCCAGTGGTCCTCGTCCGCCGGGTTTTGCGAAATCTGCACGCGCAGCAGCGTGCCTTTCTGGCGGGCGGCGCGGGCGATGGAAAGGTCGAACACGGTGCGCGGCAGGCCCGCGTTGGCCTTCTCGATGATGGGGGCCGGCTCTTCCAGCCAGATGATGGCGTATTGGGGGCCCTGCAGTTTGGACAGCGAGGCGGGGTCGTCGATGCCGAAAAGATCCAGGTGCACCGGTACCGGGCGCACATGGATGATCATTTTCTTGTAATCGTCCTTGAACTCGACGTAGTCGCAGAATT